AGTGAAGGTCTGTTGTATTATGATAATGCACACAAGACTCTGAACTATAATGATGACATCACTGGTATGGTTCACGAAATTGGTATTCAAGAACACCAACGTGTTTATAATAATAGTGGTGCAACCATTAAGAAAGGTAATGCACTATACTTTAGTGGTAACTACCTATCAGGTGATATTGATGTTCCGACTATTGGTCTTGCAGACGCAACGGACGTAAACGCATATAACGCTCAAGGTATTGCTGCCCAAGATATTGCAAACAACTCTTATGGTCACTGTTTGATTGCTGGTCAATTAACCGAAGTTGATACCTCACACTTGAGTGACGGTTCAAACTTCTTCGTATCCGTGACTACGCCTGGGTCTCACCAAAACGCATCTCCGACATATCCAAACTTCCCTATGTGTTTGGGTTGGGTTGTTAAGGCTGGTGATTCAGATAATGGTATCTTACTTGTCAATCAACAGAACCACTCGGTTAACTCATTCCGTGTAAGAACTTCTGCACACATTGGTACAGACTTACAGGTTGACGGTAACTTAACGATTTTAGGTAGTCAGACCACTGTAGGTACATCTAATGTAACTCAGGGTTCTCCAATCTATCGTCTTAATGAAGGTGATGCGATTGGTGAAGCAGGAACAGTCTTTACTGGTACTGGTCTTGACGATGCCTTCTTTGCAGGTCACTTTACAGGAACTTCTTCACAAACTTACTATGTAAGAATTGATGGTGTAGGAACTGGTGCAGGTGGTGTAGATACCTTTGCTGTTGCACTTGGTAACGATAGTGCGTTTACTTCACCAGTTTTAATTAAACAGAATATTACTGGTGAACCACAACTTATTCACTCTGCCGATAATATCTCGGTTGATTTTGGTGCGACTACAGGTCACGATAGTGGTGATAGATGGGCTGGTACTGCATCTCCTGTTAATGTAGATACTGGTTTCTTCACAAACCGAAATACTGGCACAAGTGGTGTCGGTTATACCCATATGGGTCTATGGTTTGATGTCACTGACGAGAAGTGGAAAATCATTGATGAGTATGACTCAACACCTACAGGAACAATTAATGCTGCCGACTCTTCGTTCAGTCTTGCAACTCTAGTTGCAAATACGTTTGAAGGTAATCTGATTGGTGCGGTAACAGGTAATGCTCAAACCGCTTCTGCTCTTGCAACTGGTCGTAACTTCTCCTTAACAGGTGATATTACTGCAAGTGCGGTATCCTTTGACGGAACAGGTAACGTAACACTTACAACTGCATACAATCCAGGCAGTATCGTAAACGCAGATATCAATGCAACTGCAAATATCGCTGATAGTAAACTCGCAACCATTACTACTGCGGGTAAGGTAAACAACTCTGCAACGACCGCTACAAGTGCAAATACTGCTTCTGCAATTATTGCTCGTGATGCAAGTGGTAACTTTGCGGGGGGTACATTCACTGGTGAAGTGAATCGTGACGCACAGACTACAGTAACCGCTGGAACATATGGTTCTGCAACTGCAATCCCTGTAATAACAGTTGATGCAAATGGTTTTGTAGATAGTATGGGAACAATCGGTGTATCAGGTATTACTGGTGTAGACTTTAATAATTCAGACGGAACACTTACTATCAATACAAGTGGTAGTGACTTCTCTGATGTCCTTACCCTTGACCCATTCACTACTGCGGACTTGACAGAGAATACTAATCTCTATCACACAACCGCAAGAGTAAGAAGTGCCATTAGTGTAGATTCTGGCAGTGACTTGTCATACAACTCAACTACTGGTGTAATATCATTTACTGAATCGGATAGAAGTCCTGCTGATATTAGAGGATTATTCTCCGCAGGTGGTGATTTAAGTTATAACGATAGTACTGGACAATTCTCATTCACCGATTCTGCACAACATACGAGTGCAGAGATTCGTGCAATGTTCTCTGCGGGTGGAGACCTTACATTTAATAGTGGTACTGGTCAATTTAGTGTAACTAAGTTTACTACCGCAAACGCAAGAAGTTCAATCTCATTGACAGACGCTGGCGGTGCTGGTTCTGCTTCATACAACTCTGGTACTGGTGTGATTACCTATACAGGGCCGAGTGATGCGGAGATTCGTGGTAAGATTAGTGTAGATTCTGGCGGTGACTTGTCATACAACTCAACTACTGGTGTAATATCATTTACTCAAAGAACCGATGCTCAAGTAAGAGGTCTTATCTCTGCTGGCGGAGACTTATCATATAATAGTAGTACTGGTGTCATGTCATTCAGTGAAACATATTCTACTGCAAGTGAACTTCTGACCGCAGTTAAGACTGTAGATGGCGATTCGAGTGGATTGAACGCTGACCTATTAGACGGTCAAGAGGGTTCTCATTACAGAATTAATGTTTATAACAATGCAGGCACGTTGTTAAACTAAGGATAAATAGATAAATGGCATCATATACAAGAATACAAACTAGACAAGAGTTCATTGAATATTGTCTACGTAGGTTAGGTTATCCCGTTATTGAAATTAATGTGGATGACGAACAAATCGAAGACCGTGTCAATGACGCATTGCAATTGTTTAATGAATATGGTGGGGAAGGTAGTTTTCGTGCATATATTCCATTCACAATAACACAAGCTATTATTGACCGTGGGTTTATTGATTTTGACTTAGACCCTATTACTGGTGTTACTGACCCCAATAATATTCTAAATGTTGTTCGTGTATTGCCAATTGATTCTCAAGTAGAAAGTGTTAATTTCTTTGATGTAAAATATCAAATGCGTCTTAACGATATGTGGGATTTGAACACTGGTGTCGGAGACCTTGCATACTATGAACAAATGCAACAGTATCTCTCTACTATTGATATGAAACTAAGCGGCACTCCTCAGATTCAGTTTGTTCGTGCAGGTAATACCTTGAATATCTTTGGTGATATTTCTGGAAGTAAGGGTGACCTACAAGCTGGTGATAAAATTTTAATGGAAATGTATTTTACAACTGACGCAAATGTCAATGGTAAAATCTATAATAATATCTTCTTAAAAGAATACGCAACCGCACTTATCAAAGAACAGTGGGGACAGAATCTTATTAAGTTTGAAGGAATGGTATTGCCTGGCGGTGTTCAGTTGAATGGTAGACAGATATTTGAAGATGCACGACAAGAAATAGAAGTAATTCGTCAACGAATATATAATGAGTATGACACACCACCAGACTTCTTTGTAGGATAACATAATGGCAACGAACCCGTATTTTAAACAAGGTGTTCGTTCTGAACAGACCGTTTATGAGGACATTATCATTGAAGCCCTCAAAATGTATGGTCAGGATGTGTATTACCTTCCACGAGAAATCATCAATCAAGATAACATCTTTCTTGATGACGTACCGTCACGTTTCGGTTCTTCTTATAAAGTTGAAATGTATATTGAGAACACCGAAGCATTTGATGGTGAAGGTGACCTGTTCACAAAATTCGGTATCGAATTAAGAGACCAAGCTAATTTTGTTGTTTCTAGAAAGAGATGGAAACAACTTGTCGGTACTCGTCTAGCTGAGAACAACTTCCGTCCTCGTGAAGGCGACCTAATTTATCTGACACTATCTAAATCTATATTTGAGATACGTAGAGTAGAAACCGAAACTCCATTCTATCAGTTATCAAATCTACCCACATTCCGTATGCAGTGTGAGTTATTCGAATATAATGACGAAGACTTTGATACAGGTATTGATGATATCAATAAAGTTGAAGAAGAGTCAGCATATCAAATTTCATTGACAATGGATTCTGCGGCAGGATATGACATTGGAGAAACCGTTACTCAGGTATTTGAAACATATAGTATGAAGGGTGAAGTTATTGATTGGTCTGATTCTGATGGTATTCTTCAACTTGCACATGTTGGCGCTACCGATGGTAAGTTCCACACATTTAACACATCAAGACTTATCACTGGGGACACCTCTGGTGCGAAAGCAAATGCAACACTAGTCGCTGAACTACAGAATATTCAAAGAGATGCACAGAACGCTATCTTTGATGATTTTGAAGGGGACTTCTTGGACTTCAGTGAGTCTAATCCATTCGGAGACATATCATAATGTTTGGCACATGGTTTTATCATAAGAGAGTAAGAACAGCCGTATCTGTATTTGGTTCGATGTTCAACAACCTATATGTTCTAAGACAGAACAGTTCGGGCGAAACTATTTCTCAAGTAAAAGTTCCGTTATCCTATGCACCCAAAAGAAATTTCATCTCACGATTAGAAGAGATGAGTAAGGGTGAGGATGCAGAACGTAGGGTTGCAATCAAGTTACCTCGAATGTCGTTTGAGATTACGAACATGCAATATGATGCAACTCGACAGTTACCCAAGAACAATAATATCTCATCCCTCGTTGAGAACAGTATCACAAGTAGACGTAAACTTTATACGTCCACCCCATACACAATATCATTTCAATTAAATATATATGCTAAATCACAAGACGATGCACTACAAATTGTAGAACAGATTCTACCATACTTTGCACCACAATATACTTTAACTATTAAACCCTTTGCTGATGTCGATACTTTGACCGAAGACGTTCCCGTTACATTATCGGGAGTCACCTTTCAAGATGACTTTGAGGGTTCGGTTGAACAACGTAGAACAATTATATATACATTAGACTTTGAAATGAAAATCTCTCTATATGGCCCAGAGTCTAATAAGAATATTATTCGTGATGTACGTAGTAATTTATTCTTACAGGAAGCTGGATTATCTGATAGTGATGTGTATATCAAAACTATAAAGGTTACACCAGACCCTTCAACCATAAGTGCGGATAGTGATTACGGATTTGTTGAAACCGACTTGGATAGTGCATAATGAGTGATAATGAAAAGAATATAAAAGACGACTACACCACCTCCCGTGACACCTATCACGATATAATTGAGAAGGGACGGGAGAGTATGGACTTGATGATTGAAGTCGCACGAGAGAGTGAACACCCCCGTGCCTTTGAGGTGTTGTCTGGCATGATGAAGAACATGGCGGATGTCACTGATAAACTGATGGACTTGAATAAGAAACACAAGGAAATCAATCAGACAGACGAACCCAAACAAATTGGTAACACAACCAATAACCTGTTCGTAGGAACTACTACAGACCTACAGAGACTTATACAGAATGAGAGAGTGGAAAAAGTAATAGATGTTGAACCCGAATCAGAATGAAAGTTATCTTGGCAATATTAATGTCAAGCGTGATGGAGTT